CAAACCACACTGTACAAAATCAAACTTCAATACTACCTGATAAGGAAACTTAGCGAAGCCCTGTACATCTAGTTGTTGAAGTATGACCACTGTACAAAAACTCCTTGACCAAATCTCTGACCCCAATGCGCGTGCGGCATACTCTCAAGAATGCCTGTCAGCTGCAAAAAACGCGGCCACCAAGGCGATGACTATAGCTCCTTATGCTGTCACACAGACGGAAGCACTCACCTTGGAGCGCATTGGGATAACCACCTCACCATTCGCTACCACTTCACACACACATGCGGCTGACAAAATTATTGAAAATGACTGCCTTGAAATTATCAGCCACTATTTACCTAAAGATCCCATCACTTTAATACAACTAAAACGATCAAAATTACATCTTCTCAAAAGGGGGCCCAACAACGACGTCTTCCAAAATTATTGTCACGAGCCAAAAGACGTCTTGAGATTTGGTATAACTAACCCCCATGTCTGCCCCATTGTGACGACATCATGCGCTGTCATATCTGACACCTTACATTTCATGTCCTCACAACAGTTGTGGACATTATTTGCGCAGAACCCAGCCTTGCAACGGCTGTATGGCACCCTCGTCTTACCAGTTGAAGCCATTCATAAGCTGCCCAGTCTGTTTCCGGAAATCTATAAGCTTGAATATTACGATAAACACTTCGCTTATATGCCCGGAGGACATGGAGGAGGAGCTTATATCCACTCCTATGGCACTCTCAAGTGGTTAAGCACTGCCCAGATTGGTTCGGGGTCAAACCATCTGAGCATCGAGAAAATCGAGACGAAAGCTGCACACCATGTCGTGGTTATCCAACGTAGGAGACCGGAATTACCATGGCCCCTACCACCTGTGTGGGTGTTCCATGCATCAGACTATGTTAGGCTTCCCGAAATTTTTTATCCAAAAGAAGCTAACGTGCAAAGACCTTACCCACACGTGTTTATTAAACGCCTGCAACTCTATTGCTTTTCTGTCAAAGCAGTCTCATTGCGCGACATTTTCGCGAAAATTCGGCAGGTTCTACCAACCGAGGAACTCGCTCGGTTCTCCACAGCCGACTTAATACGGTTGGCAAACTACCTACTCTTCATAACCGGCATGCAGCAAACGAGTGACTACCAATCCCCGCTGATGGAAAGCTTGCTAGGGAAGATATGCTTGTCGATACGAGCAAGGATTCGGGAATTCTTTCAGGACTTGATGGGCAAGTCATCCTACGCAGCGCTATTAACAGTCACGGACGTGCGCCCTGTATACTTCACAACCAAGCCAGCCCGCAGACCAGTCTGTGGTGAGCAATGGTTCGAGGAAGAGGAAATTGAGGAGGATCGAATCGCACCATCACCCACTGGCTATCCAAGACCATCACCCGACGACCTGGATCTGCTAGCAGAATTTGAACGACAGGAGGTCTTGAAGGCTCAAGATGATCAACGAAGATATCAGAGTGACGCGTGCTGCCCAACACGCCAACAGAACATGGTTGATGTGCCAACTCAGGCTTCCTCGAGCCACGACAATGGGCTAGTTGGCGAGTGCTCAAATACACACATTCCGGCACCTACTGACGAACGAAATTCTCCTGGAACAGCTGGAGAAGATCTGAGTGACAGCACGTCTGATGGGCATGTCACTGACTGGAGCGACAGTGAGAGCGACAGGGATGACCACGATCAAGACTCCCAAGCTGCTGATGACCTTCTCTTCAACGAAGCTGACCTACCCGAACTGGAGGAGGTTGTGTCTGAGCCGGAAGGAAAGCAAGCAGAACCGACCCCAGCGTCTGATGAGAGCGCAGACTTGGACGCGCATGAAGATATTTCCCCTGACGAACCTGTGGAGCTATGTACTGCGTCAGCAACAAGGCCGCAAGAGCCCACCAAAACTATGACGGTCAAGTTAGAACCACTAGACGATGAGACGGTTGAGATACTTAAAATCCACGGCTTCACCAATCTCAAACCGCAACATGATGGTCAATTCCAAATTTCCCCCGTATTCTACAACCGGCAAACGAGGCACTTGCCGCATTATGACGGGATAACCACCGCAACCCAATCACACTTCATACACATGGCGAGAGAACTGAAGCGGGAATGCTACCGTTACAAATTGGATGCGAAGCGGGCAACGGCATTCATGTCGGACGTTAAGAACAATCTAACCGGCTTGGTTTTGCCAAAACTTGACAGGGATTTACTAACATCCTGGGTGGCCCTAGCGGAAAATGCCAAGAGGGATGTTGGGCTCATCGTGATCCATGGCGCAGGGGGTGCCGGGAAAAGCAGGGCACTGCAAGAGCTGCTGAGGCACGGGAAAATGGACAACAACGAAGTTAACATCGTAGTGCCCACCATCAATCTCGCTGCAGACTGGAAGAGGAAGCTGCCAAGCATGGACCCTCGACGGATCATGACGTTTGAGAAAGCATGTGAGCGTGAGGGCAAATCAATTGTCATAATGGATGACTATGGAAAGTTGCCAGCGGGCTACATTGACGCTTACTTGGCTATCAAGTTCAACGTTGAGCTCGTAATTCTCACTGGGGACCAAAGGCAATCCGTCTTCCATAATGATAAGAGGGACTCCCAGATAGCGTTGCTAAGCTCCAACACAGATCATTACAAGCGATACTGTGACTATTATCTCAACGCAACGCATCGACAACCCCAACGCCTCGCCAACCCAATTAAAGTCCACGCGCAGAGGGAAGCAGGTGGAGCAATTAAACACGCCACTCTCATACCGCCCCATGCTATGACACTTGTGCCTGCTTTCCGTAGCCAATCGCTACTGACTGACTTGGGTCGCCAAGCGATGACTTACGCTGGTTGCCAGGGCCTCACTCTCCCCCACCTTACCATTGTGTTGGATAAGGACACACCTTTGTGCTCCGATGAGGTGTTGTACACGGCATTATCAAGGGCGTCGGAAACGATCACATTCGTTAACACCCACTCCAATAACAAAGAGTTTCTGGACAAGCTTGACTCAACGCCATATCTTAAAACCCTGATATCCGGAGTACGGGAGGATGAACAGGCTGGCCAAGAACAACCTCCTCCAGAGCCAGTTGTGCGTGAAGGACCCACCAAAACTCACATTCCAGTCTCTAACAACAATGTCCAGCTCGAAAGTAAAATAGAGACTATGGAAGATAAAGACACTCGCGAACTCTGGTCGGGGGAGGAAAAAACGAACCTGATGCAGACGCAGGATCCAGTGATACAGCTCTTTCCCCATCAACAAGCGAAGGATGAAGCTCTCTTCAAGATCACTATAAACGAGAGGATCCGTTTAGCCACCCCTGAAGCTAATAAGAAAGCGCTCACGGAAACTCTTAACGCAGGAGATTTACTCTTTGAGGCATACGCAAGCTTCATGAATGTGCCCCGAGAGACTCAGGCCTTCGATAAGCGTTTATGGGCACACTGTAGACAGCTCGCACTGCGTACCTATCTCTCCAAACCAACAGCAAACCTTCAACAAGGAGCGAAGCGACAAGACCCTGATTTCCCTGAGAACGCAATTGCACTGTTCAACAAATCACAATGGGTCAAGAAGTTGGAGAAGGTAGGGTGCAGATTCAAGGCGGGGCAGACTATATCGGCATTTAAACAATCAACAGTGCTGCTCACCACAACAATGGCTCTTTACTTGCGGAAAAAGAGGGAGGGCCACCAGCCTGATAACGTTTTTATAATGTGTGAGAAGACGCCCGAGCAGTTTAATTCATTCGTGCTCACCAAGTGGGACTTCACTAGACCCAATTACACGTCTGACTACACACAGTACGATCAATCTCAAGATGCAGCTTTCCTCAACTTTGAATTGAGGAAAGCGAGGCATTTCGGGGTGCCTGACGAAGTGGTAGATTTTTACGCCTTCATCAAAACACACGCTAAAACGTTCCTAGGCAACCTTGCTGTGATGAGATTGAGTGGGGAAGGGCCAACTTTCGACGCCAACACAGAGTGCAACATTGCTTACGACGCCCTGAGATTTCAGCTTGACCATACAGTCAAAGCCTGTTATGCAGGAGATGACCTAGTCCGTGACAAGGCCTGTGAAGAACGACTCGGCTGGAAATATTCCGAACCCCTGTTTTCACTCAAGGCCAAGCCTCTAGTCACGAATAAACCAGATTTCTGCGGGTGGCGGCTCACAAAGTACGGAATAGTGAAGTCTCCTGTGCAACTATATCAGTCATTGCAATTGGCGCTGAAACTCGGTAAAGTGGAAGAGGTAAAACGGAGCTACGCCATTGACTACCTATTCGCGTATCGCTTGGGTGACCAACTGTATGACATATTTGACGAGGATGAAATGGCTAAACACCAACTGGTCACCAGAACTCTAATAAAGAAGGGCATGCAGCCCCCAAGCTCAGGGGAGCACCTACCTACTTTCCATGTGACTTCTGACAGGCTCATTCGAGACCCTAAGGCTACCAAATTATCAACTTTTGAGTCTGACAGAATCATGCTACCACTTGAAATAATTGACGACCACTTCACCGTGAGTAGCAAGGCGGACCGTAGAGAAATGACAGAGGAAAGTAACAGAAGAGCCTCGGAAGCCAGCACGTCGTCAAACCATACGCGTGGAAATGCCACCCTCACAGATCTATTTCCCGACGCATTCCGATAGAGCACGTGTAAGTTGTAGTTTAGACACTAACTACTGATTTAATCATGTAAATTAGTCAACCATGTAGGTAGGTTAGGTTTTCTCGCTTAGTTCGAAATGAAGATTGCTCTGCTCTTACAATTGTTAGATAACGCAGGTTTTGTTAGGACTAGCGCGCCCATAACAGATACCATAGTTGTGCACGGGGTACCAGGTTGCGGCAAGTCTACCTTAATCAAAGAACTCATCGTTGGCCAGTCCACTACCGCTTACACTCTAGGTGTGCCTTACGGCCGATCACTTGCCCACGCCGGTGTCAAACACATCTCACAAATTGACAACAGATTCGGCGACTTTGAAACTAGGATTCTTGACGAATACCAACTTGGAAGCGAAGAACACACCAAGAACTTCAACGTTCTGTTCGGTGACCCCTTCCAAGGGAAGTTTCAGCTGCCAGCCCATTTCACCAAGAGACTTTCACATCGCGTCCCACGTCAAATCTGTCAGTATTTGAAATCACTTGATTACGACATCACTGGAGAGCGTGAGGGAGAATTGAATTTTCCTCCAATCTTTGCCGCAAACGCCACCGGTCCCGTCGGCACCGTTTTGCATTTAGGTCCCCTATCCCGACAATTAACGAGAACATTTGGAGTTTGCTCAAAGAATCCCGCAGCAGTGCAAGGCCTCGAATTTGAGGAGTTAACGCTTGTTTACCACTCTTCCGAACTTCCAGCTAATCGCGAACTCTTCTTCGTGGCAGTTACGCGCGCCCGACGTTTGCTCAACGTACTTACCGACTCTAAGCCGCAGGTTGATCTCCGCCAGTAGTACCGGACATTTCCATGAGTTTCACTCCCCCACCTGATAATACCAAAGTTTATCTAACGTTGGCTATTGGTGCGGCTGCGGGCATACTCATCTACACTCTCAGAACTAATCAACTTGCGCACGTGGGGGACAATACACATCACTTACCACACGGAGGGCGATACTGCGACGGCAACAAGAGAATTTACTACAACGGCCCCCAAACTGGATCCTCCCACATCCCATCCTTCTTACCGTTCGTGGCAGCAATTGCCCTCACAGTGGTTATTCATTTCCTTAGCTGTAACCGCCGCCGTGTTTGTGTACGCTGCTCTGAGTCTCATTAGTGGCCAACCGGGGTGTGTCGTTACCATCACTGGCTCTGCTGTACAAATCACTAACTGCCCTCTAGAACATATACCGGATGTGGTGAAATCATTCTCCTGGAGCGCCAATGACCATTGTGACAACTTCTTACATTGACGAAACTCGTGAGCGTATTAATAATTGCGTCAATGCCGCTCGTAACACCGTGTGCCAAAACATCAACATTGTGCAAGCTGGCATTGAGCAAAATATTGAGAACACGTCAAACAGCGTCATCAATCACTTCACTGCGTGGTGTGAGTCAATTGGCGGCCAGATTGGCAACCTGCCCACAACCGTGGAACGAGTCAATGAGAGTATTCACCACTTAGAACACATAGTCGCCCTGAGAGTCCAGCCGCAAGCTCCAGAACCTGCACTGCCACCACATAGAATACTATTCACGAATGCTAACGCGGCGTTGGAAGCAACTCGGGGTCTTATCGCACACGTGCCGCCGGTCAGGTATGCTCTACCACCAACCACGCTACCACTTGACGAGCTCTATGGGCAGTTGCATGCCTTGCACCAGAACTCCTTGGAGTGGCTCACCCACATCGGGAGCGATACGGACCAGCTACTCCTAGACCTGAGAGCATCCGTGAACACCGCAGCTGCAAATCACAGCCAGGTAGCAAATCACATCGCAGACATCCGCAATGAGTTACACATACTCCGAGGACTACCCAGCCTTGTGAATACTTTACTCGAACGACAGGAGGCCAATACCCAAACTCTCAACACGCTGCTAAAGGAAGTCGCTGCTCTCAAAACATTCATGATGCACAGCCAAACTTGCACGCCGGTTCAAACATCTGACAGCACAACCTCCAATGGGGACAAGACCATGGCACACCAGACGGGTGACTTGGAACCGTATCAGGCTCAACACCCTACGATGCGTTGCCGGACCTATGGAACCCTGATTTACAACGGGTCGAGCCTCCACATGCCGATGGATATCTTGGGCAAACCAGCCAGCACAGCCTTGCAACTACACGTTGCAGTCAAACCTTTTGCCAAAGGAACTAGTGTGACTTATAAACTAGCTGATAATGGAGCCCTGTTGCTGAGTGACGAGATCGTGACACCGAATAAACTAACCGAACCTCTCAGTGATGCACTTTCTTTGCTTCATAGTAAGTGTAGGAACTTCATTTACACCAACAAAGGCAATAGCCTTTGTTAAGTTGTCACATAGTTTGAACATGAACGATAACGACCTATCAGACGACCTTGTGAGCGCAGCTATGACTGATTCATCTAGTCAAGGCTTTAACCAATCTACATCTGCACAGGGACCTCGACCAGGAGTTGTCACGGGACCAAATCCACCAACGCCCAGCAGAAACCCTCGACCCTCTTCTACACAAGCTGGAACGACCATCAACAATGAGCTGTTGCCGAATGAGAGTGAATTGGAGGCAGTCGCCAATGATGTTATCTCAAATTCTGTGGCCACGCAAAGTACAGTTCGAGAGATCCTAGATTTACTTCGAGCGCGCAGGCCGAGTGCCACCCCAAAGGATCTCTTTTCACTCGCGTGGGCTTGTTACCACAATGGTTCATCCCGGTATACCAATCTTGCAACGGACGCACCGTGCGGAATGTCTCACGCTGAACTCAAAGACTTAGTTGAGGAGTTCTGCACCTTGAGACAATTCTGTGGCTTCTATGCAAAAACATGTTACGTAACCGGGAAGCAACAGAATAAGCCACCAGCAAACTGGGCCAGGAAGGGTTTCCAAGATGACGCAAAATTCGCCGCATTTGACTTCTTTAACGCTGTCTCAAGCGACTCAGCTCCAAATCCGCCGGGCGGGATGCGTTTCAAGCCCACCCAAGCTGAAATCCTCGGACACTCCTTGAATGCTAAGATGTCTATTATTGAGTCGCGCAAATCCACCAACATGGTCTCCACACGAGCCGATGTTATCGCACAACAACAAATTCATGAGCCTCCCAAGCCCCTCATGCTGACGTTTTGATAGCCGTACACAACTATGCATCCCTACAACCTGAATCTACTCTGCTGCCTTCATTTCACAAATCCCACTCTTCCATGCGAACTAAGACTGTACATATATAGCCTAGCTACTTTGAATATGAAATTAGGACGTAAGATGTTTGCAAATAAACCTTTCCAAGGTACCTCTAAGTGTGCTGCACGCCGCAGAGCGAAACGCTATAACAGGTGCTTCGACTGCGGCAGTCATTTGCAAGATAATCACGTGTGTAAACAATTCCCAACACGGGCTAGTATAAGTTGCCTTAGCGTTATTCACGAAGGACCTGCTAAGCTATACGCTGAAGGGTCATTCCGACGCGACTCATTCGCTGAACAACTCATACTGAACGATTTGGAATTGATGAAATTGTATAATAACTAGGCTCTGCTCGAGCCTCCCACTGGGTTTACAGAGCTCTGGACATGGACAAAGACACCCA